CACAAATCAAACAGTAAGTACATATAGCATCAATAAAGATACCTATGTAACTGCTTCAGGAAATACAATTATATATGAATAACAATCAAATAGTAGAATTAGCAGCCTATAATCCTCCCAAAGCGGTGGAAAGTAGACAAGATAACTATGTAAAATTTGGAGAAAAGAACGATTATTATCAGTTTTTGATTGATAGATATAATAATTCCACTACAAATAATCAGGTTATTAACAACATCGTTAAATTAATCTACGGAAAAGGATTAGATGCAAGGGATTCTAGTCAAAAAATGGCTGAATATGCACAGTTAAAAATGCTTTTTAGTAAAGAAACAACTAAAAAAGCGGTGACTGATATGTATCTTTTAGGGCAATGTGCTTTACAAGTTATTTATTCTAAAAATAAAAAGAATATTGTAGAGGTTCAACATATACCGGTACACTTATTAAGACCTGAAAAATGTAACAAAGAGGGTATAATTGAAAACTATTACTACTCTGATAATTGGGCAAATTTAAGAGAATTTCCAACTACTATTATTCCTTCATTTGGAAACGGAAATAAAACTTTAGAAATATTAATGATTGGTAACTATACAATCGGTCAAAAATATTTCAGTAACGTATCTTATTTGGGAGGTTTAGCTTATGCGAAATTGGAAGAGGATATTTCTGAATATTTAATTTCATTAGTTCAAACAGGTTTTTCACCTTTGACAATTGTAAACTTCGCAAATGGAATACCTCCAGAAGACCAACAAAAAACGATAGCCGATTCAGTAATTCACAAAGCAACAGGATCAGCAGGGGTTAAAACTATTGTTTCATTTAGTTCTGATGAAACTAAAAAGACTACAATTGAATCTGTTCCTGTAAATAAGGCAGCAGAACAATATCAATATTTGAGTACAGAGGCAAGAGATAAAATTTTATTATCACACGGAGTTACTTCAGGCTTATTATTTGGTATTCCTTCAGCAAATGGATTTAGTTCAAATGCAGACGAATTAAAGAGTGCATTTATATTATTTGACAATAATGTAATCATTCCAAATCAAGAGCAGTTTTGTGATGGTATAGATAAGATTTTAGCTTTTAATGGTATTAGTTTAGATTTAACATTTAAGCCTTTAAATCCATTGGTTGATGTATTAGCGACTGCAATAGTAGAACCTGTAAAGATGAGTGAAGAAACTCACGATCATTTTGATATTGATTCATTAAATGGGGAATCAATTGATGACGAATGGGAATTAGTAGATAAACGAGAACATTCAGATGAAAATATTTCAATTGAAGAATGGGCAAATAAATTAATTTCTGAAAAAAAAACAAGTTTACAAAGATTAGCCGAAGTAATTAAATCGAGTCCAAGTGCTAAAAGCTATCTAGATAAAGGTTTATATAAAGTACGTTATGAATATGCAGAAAGATATTCAAAACCAAACTCTAGAAACTTCTGTAGAAAAATGATGTCTAGAACATCTTCAGGAGTTGTTTATAGAAAAGAAGATATAGATCAGGCAAGTTTTCAGGGAGTAAATAAAAACTTTGGACACGAAGGTCAATCTTATTCACTTTTCAAATACAAAGGCGGAGTAGCTTGTTCACATTTTTGGAATGAAAATCTATATCGATTAAAAACTAAAACTGATGGAACACCATATCAGGACAGAGCATTAAGTTCAAGCGAAGAAGTAAATTCAATTGCAGGATATAAACCAACTCCAGCAGGATTAGCTGAATCAAAAATAGCACCAATAGATATGCCGAATATCGGACATCACCCAAATTATAAAGGATAATGGCAAAAGCACTTTTTATAACAGATAAAGAATTAAAGCAGTTTACTGCTTTGAATGGGAATTTAGACCCTGACAAGACAAAGCAGTTCATTATAATTGCACAGGACACGCATATATATAGCTATCTAGGAAGTAAACTATTTGATAAAATCAACAATGATTTAGTAGCTGGAACTTTGTCAGGTAACTATTTGAGTTTATTAAATAACTATATTAAGCCAATGGTTTGTCAATGGGCAATGGTTGAAATCCTTCCTTTTTCAGCTTATACAATTGCTAACAAAGGAGTCTATAAACACAACTCCGAAAATAGTACATCGGTTGAAAAATCAGAGATTGATTACTTGGTGGAAAAGCAAAGACAAATCGCAAACAACTATACTCAAAAATTCATTGATTATATGATTGATAATTATCAATTATATCCTGAATATTATCTAGCACAAACAGGGGAACAAATTCCTTTGATGAGTGCTAATTTCGGTGGTTGGTATTTGCCTGAAATGAAAAGGTTTATACAAAATGATGCTGGAGATTTTAGAAATAACTAATAAATAAATTATGGGTTTAAACTTTTCACATATAAAAGGAGATACATTTGAAGCAGTTAATTTTGCAGTTGTAAAAAATACAGTTGCATTAAGTTTAACAGGTGCTGTTATTAAAATGCAGTTAAAAAAAGAATGTAATGGAGTTGCTATTTTAGCATTGACTTCAGTAGCAAGTGCAGGACTAACTATTACAAACGCTGCAGGTGGTTTATTTAAAATCAATCAACAGATTATTAATATTCCTGAATTTAATTATATTTATGACATACAAATAACGTTTGCAGATGGAACTGTTAAAACTTGGGTAGAAGGAAATTTTGTTGTTAAATGTGATATAACAAGATAGTATGCCAGATAATGTAAATATAACCGTAAACGAAACTATTGAAAACGTAGTTATAAATCCATCTATTTCTACAGATGTTATTGATTTTAATATAACATCTACTACAGAAAATGTAACTATTGATGTAACTCCAAATCTTACAACTGTAAATATTAATAGTATTTCAGGTTCACCTGTTACAAAAACATCAGATTTAACAAACGATGGTGAAGATGGTATTCATCCATTTATCACATTAGAAGATATTCCTCCTGTTACGGGTTATGTTCCTTATACAGGTGCAACACAAGATGTAAATTTAGGAGAGTTTGGATTACAGACTGGAAACATAGAATTTGATTTAACACCGACAAATGCACCAACAGGAGTTGGTTCAATGTTTTGGAATGATACTGCAGGAACTTTAGATTTAAAATTAAAAGGTGGTGCAGTTACTTTACAAATAGGTCAAGAAACAGTTGCAAGAGTTGTAAATAAAACAACAACTAATATAACTTTATTAGAAGCAAATTATCAAATTGTAAGAGTTACAGGAGCGCAAGGACAAAGACCAAAAGTAGATTTAGCTTTGGCGAATAATGATTTAAATAGTACTACAACTTTAGGATTAGTAACTGAAACTATTGCAAACAATCAAGAAGGTTTTATTACTACAAGCGGACAAGTTCAACAAATAAATACAACGGGAAGTTTACAAGGTGAAACTTGGGCAGATGGTGATGTACTTTATTTAAGTGGAACAATTGCGGGACAAGCTACAAATATAAAACCCGCTGCACCTATACATACAGTAATAATAGGATTTGTAGAACACGCACATATAACACAGGGTAAAATTTTTGTTAAAGTTGATAACGGTTATGAATTAGAAGAATTACATAACGTGAGTGCAATAGCTCCGAATAACAATGAAGTTTTAACCTATGACACACCAACGTTATTATGGAAACCTAAAACAGTTATAAGTGCATTAGGTTACACACCATTTCAATTACCTACCCTGACTTCAGGTTCAGTATTGTTTTCAAATGGTACCACAATAGCACAAGATAATGCGAATTTCTTTTTTGATAATACGAATAATAGATTAGGGATTGGAACGAATGCTCCTGCTCATACTTTACAAGTTTATAGAAATACTTCAGGAGGTTATTTAGCTTCATTTAATAGCGGTGCTGCATTAAATACAAATGCAAGTTTAACAGTAAGAATTGAAAATTCAAATTTACCAAGTATTCAAGGACTTAGTCCAGGAGCGGGAGGATTTAATACATTTGCTTTAAATCCACTAGGTGGAAACGTATTAATTGGAACAACAACAGATAACGGAGGTAAACTTCAAATCAAAGCACCTGGAGCATTATCAACTGATATAGCTTTAAGGGTTCGTAATAGTGCTGATACTGGGGATTTGATGACTATTAATGGATTGGGAGCATTAAAAGTAGGAGGGGCAACCGATGGGGTTATAAATTTGGGAAGAGGTGGTGATGGCGCAACTATCGGTGCTGTTTTTGTAACAGGTGGAACTATAACTACATTATATAATTATCAAGGCTCTGGAATAGATTTATCTGTAGCCGGTTCAGGAACTGCACAAAGAGCATTTATAAGAAGTACGGGAGTTGGATTTTCAGGAACAACTGGAGGAACTTTTACTTTAGACACTAGTGCATTATTACAAGGAAATTCTACAACTCAAGGTTTCCTTCCTCCAAGAATGACAACCACACAAAAGAACGCAATAGCAACTCCTGCAAGTGGATTAGTAGTTTATGATACTACATTAGGAAAACTATGTGTACGAGGTGCTTCAGCTTGGGAAACAATAACATCAATATAAATAAATAAAATTATGGGATTATTAGTAAGTGCTACAAGTAGCAAAAAAATTTTGATTAAAGGTACAGAAATAGAGTTACCAAGCGTATACGTTCGTGTTGAATTCGCAGCAAGAGCAAACGGAACAACTTTAGAAATAGCTGCAACTACATACGCAAGTAAAGCAGCGTTTGATGAAGGTACAGGTGCAATCTTTACCGATGTGCAACAAGGAGGTTTTTCTGTTGAATTAGAAAAAGGACAAATGCAAGATTTAGCAAGTGCAGAATTGTATTCTAAATTAGCTTTCGAACAATTAGGATATTTGGTTTCGTAATGATAATTCCAATTGACAAGGCAAATCATTTTATATAT